TCGTTTCCAGGAGAAGAATATAAACCACCCATGGTTGCACCTTCTAAACCATGAACTGCTGTGCGTTTTAACAAAGAAGGAGCAGCAGCCTTCATTGCCCTAGCGACAAAGGGTATACTTCTCATACCTACTGATGTTACACCACCAATAGGACCAAATCCCACGGCCCCTCCTGCAAAATCTGCCATAGGGTGAGCCATCTGGCCTTGTTCATGAGATTCACGTGCCTTTTGTCCTTCTTCCCCTAATCCATATAATGCTTCTTGCATTACCTTAGGATTTGATAAACCTAATTTTGATAATAAATTTCCTATAGCTTCAGGTGTAGCATTAAAAGCTGAGCGTGCAAAAGTTGATAAAGCACCAGGATCATCAATTTTTTTAATAGGCTCTAGAGGGCTCTTCATACTATATGAATCATGTCCGTTTAATTCAGCTATAAGTGCTTTATTAGTAACCTTTTTCATTAATATTCGCCTTTTTCAAGCTCATGCCATTCACCGCCTATATTTTTATACCTTTTATTTCCTATTTTTTTAATATTGCCACCGGCTCTTTCCTGACTAGCTTGTATTCTTTTAATGATTGAATCAATTAATCCATTGGCCCTACCTAAAGCTGCTTGCTGTGAATTTTCAAATGATGGCAATTTTGATGCCGATGTTTTTAATGCAACGATATTACCCCTGCTACTAAGCTGCTGTTCCATTCCTGCTAATTGCGGTATTAGTAATGACATAAACTCACCAGCAAGAGGATCTGTTGCGGTATTAGCAAATCGTTCAGCAGGATTATAAAACTTACCTATAATTGGTAAAGGTGTGTGACCAAAAAAAGCAGGACGTGATTCAATAATATTTTTTAATCTTATTGCTGATTGCAATGCATTTTTTAATTGCGGTACATCATGCTGAGCCGCTTGAATCTCCTTATATTCTTCAAAATCTTTTTTAGCATCATTTTTAAATTCAGCAGCTTGTTTTGCATTCATAGATTTGGTTTGAGCATCAATCCATGCTTTATATTTTGGAGTAAAGGTATCCATACCAAAAACTTTTTTATTCAAAATATCATCAGCTGAAATTTCAGGCGCACCATAAGGCAATCCAACTTGAGCGGGCTGTGCTATTTGTTGGCTTTTCGGACCAGTATTAAGGCCAGGGAAAACACTTGATTCATTTGGGATAGGATATGGTTGAATATTTTGATTTGGTTGATTGTCTTGATTGATGTCAGGTTGCTGTTGTTGGTCAAAATTATTATTACCAGCATATTGACCAGCATTATTCCCATTCCCTTGTCCAGACAAACGTTTTCGAAGCATATTATTTAGCATTTCATTTTGTTGTTGTTGCAAATGATAAGCTTCAGCTTCAGCTTTTAATTTATCCGGGAGATATTGATTTGTTATATTCTGACCCGTAGTCAATGACCCCAAATGACCTGCCTGAGCGCCTCTAAGACCAATCTCAGACTGCATATTAGGACCATACCATTGATTATAAAGTTTAGCCTTGGTAAGTGCTTCCTGCAAATTAGGCTTTAAAAATTTAGCATTAGTAACGCCTGTATATCCTCTTAAGAGTTGACCAATTATATCAGGCATAGCTCCAGATTGTTCTGGAGTTAAACTAGGAGGACTGTAGAATGTGAAAGTCATTTTCTATCCTATCTAAATAAATTTTAATAATCAAAATAACCCACCTAAACCACCAAAAGCACCGAGTAAATTATTAAAAATTGAACTTCTATTTTGATTTCTGCCAGCTTGTCCTTGATATGCATAAGCTCCTTGTTGATTCAAGGCCTGAGAAATCATATCTGCCATACTTTGACCTGCCTGCATACCCATGCCAGCCATTCCTTGTTGTCCAGATAAACCCTGTCCATATAGACCCAACATATTCTGCATGTACTGATTATAGTCTTTTGAAGATATATCAGTGGCAGCATCCATATTTTGCTGCTCATGCATCGGTGAGCCCGCCATTCCTCCAGCAGCCGCAGCGTGTCCTCCAGCTTGCATTGCTTGACGAATATTATTTTGCAATCCGGGAGATTCTTTATAAGAGCCCGCAAGTTTATTCATAAACCCACCAGGATCTGCCAATAACTGTTTATATTGTTCTTGAAGACTAGGAAGAGCGCCTTTACCCGCATCAAAAAATGGATTTAAATAAGGAGCAACAGCACCAGGAATCTGTCCAGTATAAGCGCTGGCTTTATCGGCAGGATTCCTTCCAAAAAGATCGTCGAACCAACTCATGATTATCCTTAATCAAGTTATTGTAAATGTCTTCCAAGACGCCCCAGTTACATTAGGAGGAGTTGCGCCATCAAAGGTTATGATAAAAATCTGTGGCGCTAGTATTGTCCTATTATATATCATCTGACCTGAAATGTCAGGAACCCCAGGATCTAAAGGTATATTCATTGGTGAATAAAATCTAGTATAAGTTGCAGCAATGGCATTGGCCTGTGTTGTTGTTAATGAAGGAATCAAAATACCCTCATTTTTATAATTAGTTTGCAAAGACTGGAAAAGTTGCGCAAATCCCAATGACCACAAATCCGTTAACTTGCCATCCTTGTCAACGATGGGTGCCTCGCGTGGCAAATCAGGAAATAAACCTGTGGGATTACTAATATTAGGCATTGTCATATTCGTACATTAACCTCCCCATCCGTCACAACAAATCGACCCATTCCCCAGAACTTAAACTGTGGAACAAAGTCATTGACAATCCCTATCTGCCACCACATAAGCCTATTTTTAGTGTGACCAATAGGCGGCAAATAATATGCCCATTCATTACCAAAAGATTCACCACCATCATCTGATATAGATAAATCGACATGAGGCAACGATAAATTCGAAGTACCCGTATCAGCCATTTGCTGGGCGATTATGAGCATCTCAGTGCCCGTAGCATTTTGCTGGGAAACTAATATTTTTCCGTCTTGAGTTATTAAAAAGTTATTATCTTGTGTAACAAGGCCCAAGAAATCACCTTGGGTAATCAATGGATGACCGTCTTGTGTAACTAGAATTATTTCACCTAAAGATTGCTGCTGATAATCTGTTTGGCCTGACTCGATTGTAAACCCAATGTCATTAATAATCATGTAATCTTGACCAGGAGTTCTTACATTTGCACAAGACCTAATCCTAGGTACTTCATGGGTCTCAACAACACCCAAAGGGTTAGTATCCTGGTAAGTCGTAAATACAGTATCAAATGAATAAACATTTCCTGTGTTTCTTGATATAAAATAATACTGATTGCTTATGTAAGCAACCTCAGAGGCAATGAAATAATTGAGGTTTTGATCGCAGGCATGATAGAACTTATTGGCAGAGAAATCATAAAAAAGGGATAAGTTATCAGTATAAAAATTAATATGATAAAACAAATGGCCATCTTGTCTATAAAGAAAAGCCTGTGAGTCTTGAGGAGCTTGCAGTAAAGAAAACATGTAGTCGATACCATCAGTCGTAATCTTCTGAGGCATACCACCATTTGAGTACACAATAATCGGGCCTGACTTTTCATTTTGTGCCAACCACACTACAATTTCATCCATGTATGCTACCGTTGCAGGAGACACACAGCCATAATCTATATTAAATTGATTAGTACGCTGGTAAGGAAATAATGCATTCCCAACATCAAACCAAGCCTCTGTAACAATACTTCCCATAACAAATATCATATTTCCTTTAGACGGGAATCTAACGACAGGCTTAGTTTGAAGCAATCCTATGCCTGAAGCAGTAGAGGGCCATAGAGCCCCATTATTTTGCGCTGACAACCTCCAAGTATTATTAGCTGGTGGGGAGTAATTAATATCATTACTTGCAGCCAATATGAAGTATGTATCATGAAAAGTTAAATAGCCTGGAGTAAAGGTTAAGGCAATTGTCTGAAAAGATGGTGTTAACAACGGGTCATAAAGATAAAAGGCTGTGCCATCTGATATACCAATCTGAGGCTTATTGTTCTCTGCTATATAAACAACACCCGTTGTAGTTTGGAGTGTTCCAATTTTAATGACTTGTTTGAATGTAACTTTTTCTTGTCTTTGATTATAAAATATTGAAACTAAGTAAACAGTATTGCCAATTACAACTACCAGTTTATTAAACTTTGTGCTGGTATAGATTGCCCGCCCTATTCCTGGATTAAATTCACTTTCATTAATTGCTATCTCATAACCAGCATAAGGAACAAGGAACTTATCACTGATAAACATGTTATAGGTTTTTTCTATGTTTATCTTGGGATAACGACCAAAAACAGAGCTACCAACTATATTTAAGGGAAATTTCTTGAAGTTCTGTCCACGAGTTATCATCAGAATAGTCCAAATCCTTTGGTAACTACACCTAATGTAGCACTATTTATGCTAAATATAATACCAGTTAGCCAGCGCAATGAATTCTTTATTTCTTTTATGTCATCTTCAATATGAATAGTACTCGCTTCAACTCTTGCCAGACGAGACTCTAGATATATCTGCTTTTCTATTATTGCTTGATTCTCTATCATAACCGTCCTTGGCTAAAACATGTTAAATTAACTTTGCCATATGTAATATTATTCCACCAAACAATGGTAAAAACGTACTCCCAAATAATGCAATCATTGTTCCTAGAGTCCATTTAAAATGAGAATCAATTTTATTTTCTAAATTCTCAAATCTTATATCGATTTTTTCCGATATCTTTTCTAACAACCTAATTCTTACTTCATGCTCTATATAACTTTCTGTATCTTTATTCATGGATGACTCCTGGTTGAACCATCCTTGGCTATTACTTTAAATTAATCCATATGAATGTAAACTTATTGGTAAGGCTATACCTACGATAATTGTTCCTAATATCCAAAAACCTAGCTTTTTGATATCTCCAACTGTTTTTTCTAGTAACCTAATTCTTACTTCATGGTCAACATATATTTCTTGTTCTCTTATCATTGGATGATTCCGATTGCATCATCCTTGATGTGTTCGTGTTGCTGTAAGTATTTTTGATTTTGCTTATATATTCTATCTCTTTTCCTCAAGTATTTTATTATATTTACTAGTAAGTCCTTATCATAATTACTAGTAGTTAGAATACAGTAACAATCAAAACATGTAACAGAATGGCAATAATGATCATCATCCATATCAGCATAGGGTTTTTCTATGTCGTTTTTACATATAGGACATAAATCATTTTGCATTTTTTTAATATCATAAATCATTTTTAAATAAACTTCTGAAATTTCATTTATTTTGTCAGACATAATAACTCCTAAAGATGTATATGATTTTTTAAATAATTAACTGCTTTATGCAGTAAGTCCATATCATCCTTGAAGCCACCAAGTCCTTTATTGCATTCATGACAAAGTAAACCCCTAACATTTAATAATCCTTTGTGTCCTTCATCCCTACATAAGTGGCAATGATCAACACATAAGGGAGCTATATCTCCGCTCTTTCCTTTTCTCTTCTCTTCTAACCCACAAATTTTACACCTATGGTTTTGTTCTTCAAATAATGAATCGTACTCCTCCAATGTTAATCCATGAATTCTTGAAACCTCCATCTTTCTTACCTTAATGATTCCATGTTTTTTAATATAATTTTCTTCATAACGTTTATATTTATCAGGATTAAGTATCCTATCTTGTCTTTCCCATTCGTTATGATGTGGTCTATTTTCTTTTTTCCATTTAATAGAATACTCAATCCTGCTTTCTCTGTTTAAATCATAAGATTTTTTATTGGTCTCAATCCTACATTTTTTACATCTAAATAAATGACCATCTTTTCTAGTTTGATCAATTTTTA